TCGCTGACGATGCTGTAGCGACTGCAAAGATTGCTGACGGTGCTGTAACTACAGCAAAGATTGCTTCAACTGCTATCGACGCAAGCAAGATCGCAGACAATGCAGTGACAAATGCAAAGCTCGACGACAACGCTGTAGACACTGCCGAGATCGTTGACTCTGCTGTATCAACCGCAAAGATTGCAGACTCTGCCGTCACATCTGGAAAGATTGCCGCTGCTTCTGTGACATCTGCAAAGATTGCGTCCGGTGCTGTTGGAACGACTGCTCTCGCTACTGGTTCTGTAACTTCTGACAAGCTCGGATCTTCTTCCGTGACTGCCGGAAAACTCGGTATTACTTTCGCACAGGAAGGATTCCAAGTATCAGGAGGAAGCACATCAACTCTAACTCTCGGTCAATCATTGCCAAGCAATAGCGTTAACTCTGTACTTGTATTCAAGAACGGTCTATCTCTTCGCAACATGACAGCTCTCGGAGATACTCCAGCAGACGAAGACGAATTCAGTATTTCAGGATCTACTGTGACATTCGGAGGCAATCTCTCTAATGGCGACGGTGTCCTTGTATGGTATTGGTACTAGTATTTAATCTTACGTAATGCCTAGCCCGGTCTATATGACCGGGCTTTTTTTATGCTATACAAAGTTATACACAAGTTATACACAGCCTATGAATAACTTTTTCAAGAGGTGAGACATGGCAAAAGCAAAGATCCAAAAGAAATATACGAGAGGACTAGGAGAGAGTACATCTTCGAGACGCAAAGCAGAATTTCGCAAACGCATCGAAGGGAAGAGATCAGGCTCTGCTCGCTTTAAACCTGTAGCCGGAGACACCAAGAAGACAAAGCCGAGCAAATATACTCTGAGTGCGAAGAAGCTCCGGGAAGAAGTCCGAGAAGCAACATCAAAAATGAAGAGCGGAGATCAGCAAGAGAGATTTATGAAAGGAGTCGCAAAGGTGACAGGGATCTCCAAAGGAATCATTTCTCAAGTTTATAAGAGAGGTCTTGCTGCTTGGGCTGTCGGTCATCGGCCCGGAGCGACTCAATCGCAGTGGGCTCGGGCTCGAGTATATTCGTTTCTCCAAAAAGGTGGAGCTGTAACAAAGGGGCCTGATCTGGAATTATATCAGGAGGCAAAAAAGCAACTACAGAAGAAGAGTGCGGGATTCCGTCTGCGTTGAGACGTTGACATGCAGAGACAGCTCTCAAGTGTTCTCCTTTACTCATTCCTCGTCTCTTCCTTGGCTCAAAGACAATCTTGTTATCAATATATCGAGCAAAAATATCGATCATTGTTGCATGCTCCTTTTTTATGCTATACTAGGTAAGAATACAGCAGGGTACGGTCGCACCGGTAACAGCAGAGCAGCCCAGACGCACTCTCAATATAACCCTAACGAATGGAGCCTATCATGGCAACAGTAGATCCAATTAGATTTTCCAATATGGAAAACATCCTAAGATTATCCGCAATGATTTCTCAAGAGATCAATCTCCTTTTGAAAGATAATACAAACCTTCGAAACACTCCTCTCTTGAGCTACCAAGGAAGCATAAATTCTACAGGTAGTGATACCGTACGAGTTAGATTGGCCGGCCTCGATGGATATGATTCAATGTCTGCTGCAACTTCTGAAATCTCAGACGAATCCGCAAACACTACAGCATTGACAATTAACAGTGCTGATCTTGTAGCCGCGCGTCAGTACATCATTTATGAAATGTCCGATCTTAGCTCAATGTCCGGATTCGGTGGATCTGACGTTGATCCTTTCCGCATCGCTCAAAGCATTGCAGGAAGCTACGAGACTCGTTTTGCAGAGCTCACAGGAGAAGCAGCAGCACTCTTTGGAACAACCAAAGGATCAAATACAACTACTCTCTCAGTAGATGACTTCTTCGACGCTATCTTTGAGCTTGAGCAAGCAGCTTCTGGTGCTGGTGCTCCCGGCCCATACGCATGCGTACTCGCGCCAAAAGCATTGACAGAGCTTCAAGACTCTCTCCGTAATGAGACTGGAAATGCAGTATCTCGCATGCAGTCTTCAATGGACATGTTGCAAGCTAAAGGAGAAAACTTTGCAGGCAATCTCTTCGGTGTAGACGTTTATCGTTCTGCTCACGTAAAAGAAAACGCTTCTTCAGGATTCGATAACTATATGATTTCTCCGATGGCTCTCGGCTTTGTCGATGGTATTCCTTCCGGTGTACAGGGATCAGCTGATCTTATGTCTATGGGTAAGGTTGTCGTAGAGTTTGATCGTCGTCCTATGTCAGCAAGTACCTTTATCGTAGGTCACGCTTATCTCGGAATAGGAATCATCGAAGACGCTCGTGGAGTAAAATTACTCAGTGCGCGTTAATCTGATCGTTTTGTTGGGAGATTGCAGGGTTCAAAATCCTGTAGTCTCCGGGCTCTGCGATCTCCCAACTCTTTTTTTGTTATGGAGACTACAATGACAGACTATACAAAATTTTCTCAACCTTGGGAGCAAAAGGCCCAAGTACAAACGAGAATACCCAAGAAAGCAAACAGCCGATTTCTGTTTGCACACAATCCGGAAAACTGGGAACTCAAAGTGATAGACACATACACAACAAATAGCGAAGGAAAGCGGAAGAAAGAAAAAATTCCTCTCCTGCTTCCTGTGTTGTCGTCTGTCGGAGAGACTCCCGGAGTCAATGGTACTCGAGCAGTCGGCAACAGAATCGACTCCTCAATCATGCGGACAATGATGCAGGATAAGGGATGGACTTTGCTCGATCCTGCGAAGCATGACTATATGCGAGTATACCCGGCTCACAAAGGAAACTATCATACATCTAAATGGATACGTCTCGAGAAGGTCGGACGCAGAGTGATCGAGCATTTCGATCAGGAAGGATTCGATCAGTGGAGACTTGAGCTCATGACAAGCGGAGTAATCAATCCTCCACATCCGCAAATTGCTTCATTGAGATTGATCTCCATGAATAGAGCAATGAGCAGACTCGAGAGAGATCAGCATATTCCAGAAGTAGCGAACAGACTCAAGTCAAAGCAAGAAGAGCTGAGACTCACCAAGAAAGCAATCAAGCGAGTCGAAGATCTCGGAGGAGCAGCATATGAGCTCCGATAATAAAAGAGCAGCGATCGATCGCATGGCTCAACGTGTATCCAAACAATCTAACATCTCACATACCAAAGCTCGAGAGATAGTAGTCAAGCACTTGACTCGAGCAGACAACAAGAAAAGGAGCTCATAATGGCCTTCACAGACAAAGCAGAATTCAAGATTCCTCGTCACATCGTACAGCCCGGATCTGTCAATCCTGAGACAATCACAGTCAACAAGACTCTGACATATAAGGATGCACAATATCAGCTCCTCAAAAATGTCACAGGAACTCTTGATTGTATCCTCCCTGACTACAAGGATGGAGCTTCTTTTTGGATCAAGAACAGAGCAGCTTCAACAAGCAATGTAGTCGTCAAGGATGCAGACGCGAACACAATCGCAACACTAGGAGCTGGTGAAGGTGTCCTTTGTGTCTCTAATACCACGGCTTGGTGGGACGTAATAAAAGGATAATAATCGATGTCTTCGTCTACTCCATACGCAGCACAGATTCGAGCAATCGAACTACTCGAGAGAAGCAAAGCTCAGACAACAGAGCTCAAATTCTATCGTGATGGTTTGCAACTCGTTCCGACTGCTGCGACATATACTCTCATAAAGCCGACAGGATCGGACTTGCTCACAGGAGCCACAGCAGCGATCTCGGTCGCTGGCACTGTGTCCTATGCTCACACAGCAGAGCAACTCGCAGACACTGAGACGCTCGGAGAGGGATATGTGCAGGAGTGGACAGTCACGATTGACGGAGACGAGTATCTCTTTCGTCGTATGGCTGCACTCGTCAGGCGACGATTGTATCCTGTTGTTGCAGACATTGATCTGACAGCAACATACTCCGATCTCGAGAATGTCCGACCGAGCTCATTGACAAGCTATCAACAGTATATCGATGACGCTTGGTATCAGATTCTGAGACGGATAAGAAACCGAGGTATGGGATACGAGTATCTCATGATGTCAGCAGAGTCCTTCTTTGAGTCTCACAGACATCTCTCTTTGTATCTGATCTTCCGAGACTTCCACTCTTCTCTCGGACAGTCGAACGGTCGGTATCTTGACCTAGCGAATGAGCACTATAGACTCTATCGAGATGAATTTGATTCAATCAATTTTATCTACGATGAAGATCACGATGGAGAGGCAGACGATCCCAACAAGCGAACAAGAGGGCAGCCGACAATCTTCCTCAATCGCCCCGGTCAATACTATCGGAGACGGAGATATTAATGTCTGTATCCGTTAAAGAAGTGCAGCGAGCAATCGCAATCAAGATCGGAGACTTGTCAGGATTCCGAGAGATCCGACAACTCCCGGAGATGTTCGGACGCACGCAGAACACGCTTGCACATCTTGGTTTCTCCGTCGAGGTATCCAACTCTCAACAAGCGAACGAGAGACAAAGGATTGCAGTCGGGCTCTATGTCGATACAACAGTCAGAGTGAAACTTGCTTATCGACTCCGTCCGCATGATCTTGTGCTAGACTATGGCAATGCACTCGACAAAGAGCAAGAGGTGATTCAGTCAGTCATGAATCGCAACTTTGCAAAGGGTATCGAGGTTAGATTCCTTCGGGCTACTCGTCGCACTCCAGACTCTCAAGAATACTTAATTTCAGAAATAGAGCTTCAAGCTCTGCATACAATCGAACTAACATAACAGGAGCTAATCATGGCCTACTCTACATTACCAAAGACTCGTCGCGATGGTGTAATCACCTTGAAAGACGCAACAGGTACACCAGTCGAACTCATAATCGCATATGAGGAAGGAAATCTCACATTCGATACTCCCAAAGCTGCACAGACTGTTATCCGCGACAGAGGAACAATCAGCACAGTACGCAAGGGAGACGACGAGCCAGTAGCAAGCGGATCATTCTCTGCATACTTCCGACAGTTTACAGACGGAGCAGAGGCCGGCTCAATCCTTGACTTTATCAACAAGACCGGGAACTATGCGAGCAACATCTCAACCGGTACAGCAGGCACTCCATTCGTAGAGTTTTATTGCATAAATATAGAGTATGCAATCGATGCGACAGCTCTCGGAGACGACGCACCAACAACAGCAACTCTCTCTAAGTGTGTTTGTACTGCTTCTTTTACAGAAGGTGATCCAAGCTCTTTCACTTTGAATTTTACTAGCTATGGTGCTATTGCATACACATAGATATACATCGGAGACTACAATGAAAATTAACATTCACAAGCTCGGAGGGGAGATAGACATCTCCTCTCCGTCTCTTGCTACCTGCTTTGAGTTTGTATCGCTTTGGTCTGCTGAGACAGACAATGCGATGCTCGCTCGTCTTTGTGCAGGATCAATCGGAGTATGTCTTGATCATACTGCTAGATTACCAAAGTACCGCCCAGTTAAGCATCGTGCTTCTGATTACGGTCATACTTGTCTTGATCGTCTGCTCGGACTGGGAGTGACTGCGTCTGTCATATATGAGGAAGGAGTCAAGTGCTTGTCTTTCATGTCGCAGAAGATACCGACAGAGAGAGAGGTCGATGAAAGGGCAAATTTTTCCTCTACTCAAGAGCCGGACATCTCGACAGATTAGCTCTCCGACTGTGTCGTTTTTGGGGACAGCCTCCGGGATGGTTCGCATCTCTTGATCCCCAGACACAGACAGACTTGATTGCAGATTATATTCTTGAGCACGAATCACAAAAAGACAGAGACGAGCGTAAAAAGAAGTATAATATACAGCAAGCGAGACGTATTAAGGAGAGGATGAAAGATGGCTAGAGTATTCTATAAACATGGCAATGCTGCGGTCGGAGTCTCTGACGAGCTCGAGAGACTTGTCAATCAGCTATTGGACGCGAATCCTATCATCAAGCGAACCATGACCGATGCTGTCGAAGAGATATATCAAGACGCTTATAGACAGTGGCCTGTCCGAGTCGATCCTCCGAAGGGTATCAAGGGAAAGATGATGACAGAGATGTCAAGACTCAAGAAGTCCGGCAAGAGCTCGAGTCAAGCATACGCAATCGCAAAAAGTATGCAGGACAGAGGAAAGTTTGTGCCGGGAGACGCATCAGAAGCAAAGGTATCTGACAAGAGCCAAGACTCAAAGAATAAGCTCGAGAGAGGAGTCATGATTGACGGGCCCGATCTCGTTGCTTTCGTACGCAACAATAGTCCCTACGCTTGGGCAATCAAGACCGGACAGTATACTCTCAATGATCTCGCATATGGCACTCGGACAAGCAATGAGCTTCTCTGGAGTCCAATGAGAAAAGCAGGTAATAAACTTGTTAGACAACTAGCAAAAGATCTCATCAACCAAGCAAAAAAGGCGTAGAACAATGTCAGACGTGAATAAGAGCGTAGAAATAACGCTACGCGCAAATCTCAAGCAACTCGAATCGTCCCTAAAAGACATCCCTAACATGACAAAGAAGGAAGCGAAAGCGATGACGCGTGCTCTTTCTTCTGAGTTCAACAAGGCACAGAAAGCAGCAAGCAGGGCAGCGGAGGAAAGCAAGAAAGCAGCAAAGGCGACAAGCAAATCATATAAGGATACTGCAAACAGTGTCGGTGTATCGATGGATAAAATGGCATCAGATGCCAAAGTATCAGCTCACGAAGTCAAGATTAGCTTTATGGAAGCAGAAGAATCAACAAGTGATTTATCAAAAAATGCCGATAATGTCTCTGTTGCTTTGGGAGGGACGACAGCAGTTATACAATCCCTATTACCGGGATTGTATCAAAGTGCAGAAGGAGCCTTGAATCTTGCAAATACTCTGGGAGGTGTTGCAGCTCAAGCGGCAGCAGGTGGGCCGGTAACGATGAAGCTAACCGCTGCTTTAGTTGTGGCAAGTGCTGCTTATGATTTATATACTCGATCAACAAGACTCGCAGCAGAGCAACAGAAAAGAATGGCAAAAGCTCAAAAAGAAGCAAATGACAAATTAACAGAGCAAGCAAATATTGCATCAGGTATCGTAACAGAATTTAATACGCTTAATCTCGAATATAAATTATTGACCGGACAAATCAATCAGGTCGAATATGACTTAGCAGCAGCGAGAGAAATCTCGCTAGAGAAAGAGAAAAGAGAACTTACGCTACAGCAAAAAAGAATCGCAGAACAAGAAAGACTTTTAAAGATTTTTGATAAAGCTCAAAAATCTCTATCATCGTTGACAGATCAAGAGAAAGAGCTGCTAAATACATCAATGGCATTGAGTGCCGACAAGGAAATTCAAAAAGGTTTGGATATGTCTGCGGTCAGTGCAGCTATGAACATGTCAAGATTTAGGAAAGAGCTTGTGCAAAGATTACAAAAAGAGAAAGATTTCTCCAATGCAATCGCGAATCGACGACAGGAGACATTAAATTTCGAAGAAAAGATAATAAAAGCAAAAGCAGAGTATACAGCAGAGCAACAAAAAGAAGAGGCTAGACTTGAAAAACTAGCAGCTCTTGATGCAAAGAGACTTGAGAATCAAGCAAGATTGCAAGAGATCCAAGCGATAGGACAATCACTCTCAGATAAAAGAATCACAGCAGAGGACAGAGCTCGACAAATCTTTATCTCTACACTTGAACCACAGCAGCAAATCATCGAGCAGACAAAGGAGCGAGTGAGACAAAATGATCTCCTACAAGAGCAGATCATGCAAGAGATCGAAGGTGCAGATGCACTTGCAAAGACAGACAAAGACAGAGCAGCAGCAGCAGAAGTCAGAGCCGAGGGAGAGCAGACAATCCGGGCACTCGTCGCAGAACGTCATGCGATAGAAGTAGAAGGAGAGCATAAACTGCAAGAGCTCAAAGATGAAAATATCAACAAGACAAAAGAAAATATCAAGTCTGAATCTGAGCTCAGAAAAGAAAAAATACAAAAGGACATCGAAACTCTCAATCTTATGCAGCAGGGAATCGTCGGCACTTTTGCGAATACGATCCAAACGATGACAACGATTGCAGAGGCAGCAGGCAACAAGAACAAAGCAATCATCAAGGCTTTGTTTTTTGCTCAACGTACCGCAGCAGTCGGAGAGGTTGGGTTTAATACAGCGAAAGCGATCACAGCAGCTCAAGCATATCCTCCTCCTTTCAACGGTCTTATGATAGCGAGTGCAGTCGCAGCAGGAGCGGCACAAATGGCGAGCATCTTCGCACAGAAAGCTCCGACTTTTCACATGGGTGGTATGACTCCAGACGAGAGTATCGCAGTCGTCAAGGCAGGAGAAGCAGTCCTCGATAGATCAACCGTGGACAGACTCGGAGGAGAGCAGGGAGTGAATCGACTACAGAATGGACAAGGAGGATCAGCAGAGGTTATAGTGATGAATCCATACAAACATTTTGATCGATACATAACAGACAGACAAAGAGCAGGTCTATCCGCTCGCACAGCAAGAAGGGGATACTAATGTCAAACGTAACACCGACATACATGAGAGGCTTTCTTGTTCCTTTGGATCTTGGCTCTGATAATGTATGGAAAGCACAGAGCACATACTCCACAGCAGACGAGAGAGCCGGTGATCCTGTACCTGCTCAAAACAGCCCGATGCAACTTGTCGCCAAAGGACAGCAGTCAGGCAATTCGAATCTGACGATTGAGACGAAGAGCCCGGGATTCGCAGGATATGGAGCAGGCTTTGTCTTTACAGATAACCAGTCAAGCACAACCTTCGGACGAGATCCACAGAATAGTCTTTCTAGATTTCAGAATCTGAGATTTTCGTCATCGGCTCTCACGATATACAAACATCCGTCGGCTCTTGATATGGGAGACGGTGATCTCTTGGTGAGCTATCAAAAGAAACTCTCTCCATACAGGACTCTCGAGGTCGATACATGGGATGTCGGAGACACAGTATCGAATACAACGATATACGCAGAAGACAGCTCAACGTCAGGATATGATCTATTGTCTGACATGTGTATACTCCCAGATGGATCTTATCTGATCTGCTTCCTCTCAGGAGACTCGGAGAGCGTCAACATCAAAACATTCGTTAGCACAGATGGATCGACATGGACAAAGAGAGCAGACAAAGCAGTGCAAGACGAGATTCTTGTCGGCACAACAACAGGAAGTGGAGCATCCTTTGAGAATCACAATCTCCAAAGACTGAGGATTGCACAATCAAACGGAGTTGTCTTGTTGCTCTTGGAATCTATATGGAACAATACAAGTGCAACAAAGAGAAATAGACTCTTGCAATATGCTTCGACTGATCTCGGTGGAACCTTTCGAAAGATCACCACAGACACAGAGATAGAAGATCACTCATTTCACAGCATCGATCTGTATACCGAAGGAGGACTCTTTCGTCTTGGGTTTTACGCAGACAAAGATCCAAGCTATATGACTCTCCCGTCAGCTTTCACCAGTGCTCACGCTTTGCGTACTGCCGGGGCCTATATCATCGTTGATGGTTCGATCTCTTGCAATGGTACAAATGACTTTATGACAGACGGAGAGTTGTCAGTATGGACAGACGAAGGAGCGAGTCATCATCTTATCGCTCGAGCATCCTCGCTCTCTGTCGGAGACTTCCGAGTCTATTGGAGTGCAGACACTCTCCAATGGAGAAAGATGGGCCAAGACATCAACGGAGCAGGACGAGCTCTGCGAACAGGAGACGCAAACAGTCAAGTCGAGAATATAAAAGCGATCACATGGACAGGAAAGACAGTGATCGTCTGCGAACCTGTGACGACTGCTGTCAATAATAGTATCATGAGATTATCAATGGGAGGATACAGCTCTGTGACTCTTCCTGCGTCAGCTCTTGCACAGTCAGCAATTGCAGAGTGGAATCGTTTATCATACGCGTACAACTATCCCGGACTTGATCTCTTCTCTAATTATGCGAATGTGTCAAAGGTTGCAGTGTCAGGAGGCGAAGCTCTCGCATTTTTGGGAGTCGAAAATGCTAACTCTGAATACTGGACAACGAACCCGAGCGTGTTCGGTCTACCTACAGCAGACATAATACGCAAAGGTTTGATTGTACATGCTCGTATCTCGAGAATGACAGGAGGCAACAATACAACAAACGTAAGAGGAGTACTGCTGCGTATCGATGATGGATCTCAAGACTATGAGATTGAGGTCAGAGTCAATGCAACAGAGATCATCGTGCGAGACAACAATGCAAGCTCAAACGTTATCACAGTCGGCTCTCTATCTCTTAATGATGTTGAGCTCTTGATCGCATTGTC